TATCAATAACGCCAATTTGAGTGTGGCCAATTACACAACGCAAAAATAAAAGATACGATCATCACACAATCGCAATGGGACAAGATCGTCGAGATTTACCGACAAAAACTAATTGATCAATTTATTGTTAAGTAGCTTTTTTAAAAAAAACTGGAGGTAGAAAAATGATCATCATTAGAACAATCAAAGAACTTGAAGCCGAACGGGCACGGCAACTTAAGGCGTGGATTGAGTCTGGGAATGATGCTTCAGATTTTATTTTAAACTTGATGGGGGACGATTTGATTGAGGCTAATTTGACTGGGGCCAAGTTGACTGGGGCCCTTTTGTATAGGGCCAACTTGGTTAAGGCCAATTTGAGTGAAGCGGATTTGACTGGGGCCAAGTTGAGTGCGGCAAAGTTGAGTGGGGCCAATTTGACTGGGGCCGATTTGAGTTGGGCCAGTTTGGTGCGCGCCTCAATGGTTGACACCGATTTGACTGAGGCCAATTTAACTGAGGCCAATTTGAGTGGGTGCGATTTGACTAATGCCGATTTGAGTGGGGCCGATTTAGAGGGGGCCGATTTAGAGGGGGCCGATTTATATATGGCCGATTTGACTAAGGCCAATCTGACTTGGGCCAATTTGACTAGGGCCAATTTGATTGTGGCAAATTTGAAGGGGGCCAAATTACAAGGGGCCAAGTTGAGTGATGCCATGTTGATGGATGCAAAAATAAGAAACACAATCATCACGCAATGCCAATGGGACATAATAGAGGATATATATGGACCTGATTTTATGGATGGGTTCAAAATAAAGGTGCTTGACGTCTCAATCAATACGTGATATAATATAGCCATCATCAAACGATGAAAAACCTGGAGGTAAAAAAATGAATACGAAAATCGAAAAAATTGTAATTGAAGCAAAAGAAGAAATCGCGGACAATTACAATTATGATGAAAGATGCGAAGATTATTTTGATGATGATGCGTCAGATCGTAAAAAATGGATGGAGGAGTATTGCCATGTTTCGTACTTTTTTTTGTAGGCGGGGGAAAAAACTAATCGGACACGGCCCATATTGGACATTAAAGCGATAACAAAAGGGAGATAGCGCATGCCTAACATCACGATTTTTACCGGTGGAATAACCGGTAATCAGACGAGAGATTTTTTTTTCCGATAGCTTAATTAAAAACGGTGTTGCAATGGGAATGATGTCAATATGTATGTGCCTGCTTGGGACCGTGATGTGTGCTATAGGTGGACTTTATCTTAATAGGCGAAGTCGGCCTGTATCTATCAGCGTACACCTACCGCCACCGCATCCAACTGTAATATTGCTTCCGCCGCCTACCGCTGATCTCGTAGTCCTTACAACTATCATAGAGGAGTGATTATTGTGGGGGGGATGATGTCCGGTTGACTATTTTTCGGCCCTGCCTGAATAGTCGTACTGCCATGATGGCATGTTGATTGCCGCCATCTTTTCAAGCGAGTCACGCATGGCGTCCAGTGAATTTTGATTGGCTTCCAAAACAGAATCGACATGCTTTTTTTGGATAATGTCCCGCTCAAGCATCAGGTCATGATACCGCATGACGCTAAAATTGATCATGCTGCACGAGGTGATACCCCCCACCAAAAAAGAAAGCAACACCAATGATGCGACGCCACGTATCGTAATGTGACGGTAGGCCTCACGGGCTTTTTTAGTCGCTTTTTTTTGTTCGTTTTCATCGTCCATGTCGATGATGTTGGTAATGGATGATGCGATCTGGTTGATATCGCTTTCGGTATTATTGGTCATTGTTTCGTCTCCGGTGCTTGATTATGTCCTCAGCTGTCACGCCGCCAAAATATGACAGAACAATACCACCAATGAGGCTATACAGGGAAAATTGCACAGACTCGGCCAACTTTCCGGCATTAGGAAAAAGCCCCCCCGCAACAAAAAGCCCACATGGGTATATGATGAGGCCTACGATGACGGCCACCCATGTCATACGGCGTCTATTCTGCCAGGTGTCGATTGATTCGACCGATTCAGTGGATTGGATTGGTATTTTTGCTTGGCGTCGTGATGTCATGAATACTCCTTATTTGTTGATCATGCCAAGTGAAATGGCATCCAGTCTGTTCCCGAGCTGCTTCGACATCGCGTCAATTTTTCCGTTTGAAATGGCATCCAGTCTGTTCCCGAGCTGCTTCGACATCGCGTCAATTTTTCCGTTCAACTGGCTGGTCATGTATCGATGCTCCTCTTTTGTGTGGAATGTCGTACGTGCCATGTCCTTGAGTCCTTCTACCATATCTATGAGCTTAATCTGCTGATCGTGTATCTTCTGTGTCAGCTCCTTGTTGCTTGATGCAATGGCCGCAATGATTGCATCGTGTGACGTCTCTAGTCGGCTAATTCTGGCGTATAGCTCACGGGCCACGATCCCGCCAAAGACTGCCATGATTCCGCCCGTAGCACTCAACACCTTGAAGATCCAGTCGGCCGTGGTCTCGCTCACTGACGACAGCTTATGGCATTATGCATTTTTTTCGGTCCCCATGTTCATGAAAGAACCGTATCAGACGCATCAAGTTTTTTCAATTTGTTTTAATGTGGTAAGCTATGGATATGGAGAGTAGTAGTAAAAAAACTGAAAAACCGATGTTAACAAAAGGTAAGAACGGCGGAGCGAGACCAGGATCGGGTCGGAAGAAATTTCAACCAACTGAATCCGAACGTAAACAGGTCGAGGCGATGGCGGGGTACGGGGTTCCATTCGATCAGATAGCTTCCCTGATTAGGGACGGCATACACATTGACACGTTGCGAGCACGATTTCAAAACGAGCTTGTTAGGGGAAAGGCAAAGGCAAACGCCAAAATTGGCCAAGGCATGTATGAGAAGGCAGCATCAGGCGACACCGCAGCGATGATCTGGTGGACCAAGGCACAGATGGGGTGGCGAGAACCAGCACGACAGCTCGAGCACTCTGGACGGGATGGTTCCGCCATAGAGATCGAGTCACGTGACGTCGTGTCGCTCAATCGGGACGAGTTGATTGCCGAACTAAAGTCAAGGGGCCTTCCGACTAGTATATTTGGAATCGATGCGGATACCTGATGTCGACCTACTGGAGATGCTTGCCATTTCAGAGGCCCGTGAGTCGTTCTGGGCTTATAGGCAGTTGATTAATCCGAAGCTAATCAAGGGGTGGTGGCAACGTGATATGGCTGGCGAGCTGCAGGCTTTTTATCAATCCTTCATGGCTGGAGATCGGCCAAAGTTAGTGATTGAAGCCCCACCACAACATGGCAAGTCTAAAATGGTGGTGGAATTCATTACGTGGATTGCCGGTAAAAATCCCGACATTAAAACCATATACACCTCATTCAGCGAGAGTCTTGGTATTCGTGCAAACTTGACTTGCCAACGCATATATGATGGAGAAAGGTACAGACGGATATTTCCTAGCACACGGATCAATAGCCAGAATGTCGTGACCATATCTGGTCAGACTATGAGGAATCGCGAAAAACTTGAGTACGTTGGTCATGATGGGTTCTTCCGCAATACGACCGTTAGGGGGTCGATCACTGGTGAATCCCTAGATATTGGGGTAATCGATGACCCAATCAAGGGACGCGAAGAAGCAGGTTCAAAAGCTGTTCGCGACAAGACGTGGGATTGGTTCACCGACGACTTTTTTACCCGGTTCAGCGAGAACGCCGGGATGCTGGCAATACTAACCCGATGGCACGTAGATGACCCAATAGGGCGATTGCGTGAGCAGTTCGGGGATGGGGTCAAGGTCGTGTCATACCCAGCTATTGCGGTACGTGACGAAAGACACCGCAAAATAGGAGACCCTCTATTCCCCGAGCTGAAAAGCCTAGATTTTTTACTTGAGCGAAAGGCCGCCATGGCCTCAGTCAACTGGGAGGCACTGTACCAACAGAACCCACAGATCATCGGGGGCGAACTGATTAAGGGGGAGTGGTTCGGCCGGTACCGTGAGGCCCCAGTAATCCAATATCGAATGATCTACGCCGACACGGCGCAAAAGACATCCGAACGGAACGATTATTCCGTTTTTCAGTGCTGGGGAAAGGTCGACGATGGCAAGATATACCTACTGGATCTTATTCGTGGAAAGTGGGAGGCCCCAGAGCTCGAGCGTCGGGCCATTGCATTCTGGGAAAAACATCGTGCGGCTGAACCATCGAGATATGGACAGTTGCGACAGATGAGGATCGAGGACAAGGCGAGTGGTACAGGCCTCATCCAAGGCTTGAAAATTAAAGCCCGCATTCCAGTGGCTGGCATACAGCGAACGAAAGACAAGTACACTCGGCTCATGGATGTTCTTGGTTACATTGAAGCGGGGTATGTTATGATTCCAGACAATTCAGCATTCGTCAGTGACTTTGTCGCAGAATGCGAGTCGTTCACAGCGGACAATAGCCACATGCACGACGACCAGGTTGACCCGATGATGGACGCCATCAATGACATGTTGGTAACAAAAAAATCGTATGCATTCACGGAGGCGATGATTTGAGAAAGAAAGAATCACAAAAAATAGAATCGAAGGAATTGGTGGCGGACGGGTATCTTAACCTCATGTCCCGTACCGGCATTGGTGCCAATAACATGATTAGCCAATACACCTATAACTTTAACATGCTGACAAATGACCGCATGCGACTCGAGTCGATGTATCGTGGATCGTGGATAGTCGGGGCTGTCATCGATTCGGTCGCAGAAGACATGACACGAGGTGGGGTATCGATTACTGGAAGCATCGATCCAGACAAAATTGCAAAAATACAAACCAAGCTCACACGACTGGGTGTCTGGCGGGCCATACTCGAATCAATCAAGTGGGGGAGACTTTACGGCGGCGCAATAGCCGCAATAGTGATTGATGGTCAAGATCCGTCCACGCCACTAGACATCAGCACCGTTTCCACCGGGCAATTCCGAGGAATTAAAGTCTACGATCGATGGGCACTGTCCGCAAGCAATACGATGGTTGAATTTGGTATGGATGCCGGGCTACCAGTACACTATGACGTCATCGGAGACATCACAACCAAGAAGCTATCAGGTGTCAGGTGGCATCATAGTAGGGTGATACGATTCATTGGAATCCAGCTGCCATACTGGCAGGCAATGCAAACGGAATACTGGGGCGAGTCTGTGATTGAGCGGATGAACGACCGGATCGTGGCCTTTGACGCTGCGACCATGGGGGCGTCGAATCTCGTGGAGAAGGCACACCTCAGGGTACTCATGATCAAGGGGTTGCGTGACACATTTAATGAGGGCGGGCATGCGGAAGATATTTTAAGTCGAAGTTTTAATACCATGCGCCAACTTCAAAGCAACGAGGGCCTCACCGTGCTAGACGCAGAAGACTCGTATCAGCCACACACATATTCCTTTGGTGGGCTATCGGACATCATCCTTCAGTTCGGCCAGCAGATATCAGGTGCCACCGGCATTCCGCTGGTTCGATTGTTCGGCCAATCGCCCGCCGGCCTAAACTCTACCGGTGAAAGTGACCTGCGCATGTACTACGATCACATATTGTCGCAGCAGGAGAGCCGATTACGTGATGGGATGCTTCTTGTCTTGCGGGTGATGTATCGGTCGCTATTCGGTCAGGACGCACCAGATGATTTTGATTTTGAATTTTCGACTCTTTGGCAAACAAGCGAAAAGGAAAAGGCCGATATATCGGCGGTCGTCACTGACACCATCATAAAGGCATACGACGCTGGGATCATCGATCAGGTCACGGCAATGAAGGAGCTGCGTCAATCTAGCGAATCAACCGGAATCTATTCGAACATCACGCAGGAGGCTATTGAGGAGGCAGAGATGGCCCCGCCACCAATGCCTGTGGAAAATGTTCCAATAGAGACACCACCACTCAATGAGTAGGTTCGCCGGGTCAAGGCAGGCCGAGCGACGCATGGCCGCAGAGCTTCGGCGGGTCGCTCGATTAGTTGCCGACATAATCGCCCGACACACCAATGGGGCAGAGATTACCGACACCAAAAAAATGAACGAGGCATTAAGGGCATACTCACGTTCACTTGGCCCGTGGGCCGAAACACTAACATCGAAAATTTTGGAGGGCGTACAAAAGAACAACCTCAAGGCATGGACCGAAGCATCAAAAGAGCTAGGCCGGGAATTACGAACTTTAAGGGCGACCACCGAACTAGGGGCGACGGTTACAAAGTTGCAAAACGACCAAGTCGCGCTCATTAAAAGCCTACCAATAGAGGCGGGGGCAAGGGCTCAGGCATTGGCCCAGCAGGCGAGCACAGAAGGATCTAGGGCCAGCCAGGTGGCGGAAGAGATAGCACGTACCGGCGAGGTGACAGCCAGCCGAGCAACGCTAATCGCAAGAACGGAAATCGCAAAAGCTAACGCAGCCATGACCCAGGCAAGGGCGGAATACGTTGGCGCCGATCAGTACATATGGCGTACCGCACAGGATGGGGATGTGAGGGAATCACACGCAGAACTAGAGGGGCAGGTGTTCAGATACGACGATCCACCATACATCGATGGCGAAGGAAATCACGGGCCAGGAGAGTTCCCGAATTGCCGATGTTTCGCTGAGCCAATAATCCCATCATGATTTAGCCCCTTGATCTTTTTGTTAAAAAATGAATAAATGATAAAAATATGGATGCGATTACGCAAAAGATAAATAACGTCACGCCTAAGAGCGGGAGACTGATCACAGAATCGGACAATGGCTAACATCTACAGCGTGGAGCAGCTATCAGAGCATATCAGCGAGACGCCAGAGGGGTTCTTGCTGTGTGAAAGCGTTCCTATTACCAGAGCTGGTGAGCTGACATATGCACCAAGCGAGACGCCAATTACGGTCGGAGATGGCAATACTATCATAGAGAGAAGCAGGGATGACATAGCACGGCCAGAGACCATTGCCTCATTTGAAGGAAAGCCAATTACGATCAACCACCCTCATGATTTTGTCACACCAGAAAATTGGAAAGCACTGACTGTTGGAGTGGTTCAAAACGTCAGAGTTTCAAAGCTCGAAGACGGGACTGATGCCCTTGTGGCTGACCTTCTCATTACGGATGCCCAGGCAATCGCGCGTGTGAAAAATAAAGAACTCCGGGAGGTGTCTTGCGGGTACGAAGCTACATACGTAGAGATCGCACCCGGAAGAGGCCGTCAGGAAGGCATCGTTGGAAACCATGTGGCGCTAGTCGTTTCCGGCAGATGTGGGCCAGATTGTGCCATTCAAGACCACGCACCAAGAAAGGAGCCCCGAATGATTGAGAAGATAAAAACGGCAGTCGCCACGGCAGTCGCCAAGACGCTGGACCAGTTCAGCTCGGTAGACGCCGAAGACCATGTGGCCAATGACAGCACGGAAGAGACGGGTAAGGAAGTAGCGGACCAACCCACTGATCCCATGTTCGAAGAGCGTCTGGCCCGTCTAGAAGAGGCTTTCTCGCAACTGATGGCCGAAAAAAAAGAGGAGCCATCGACGGAGGTTGAAATCACCACGGACAGCTGTGACGATGTCGACACCATTGCGCGTGCTGAAATTCTATCGCCCGGCATTGCAAAAACGG